AGTTATGAGTATATTAAGAAGATTCAATATAAATAATATAATTAATTTATATATAAATAATTATATATATAAATATATTATATTAGAATGGATGAATATTTAGATTCTTTGAATAATAAACAGTTAAAATTATTTATTGGAAAATATCAGAAACCAAGTAAACAAAAAATTACTGGTTTAAAAAGAAATGAATTACAAGACTTACTCAAAGAATTAATGGTTGGTGGCGCTAAATATAAATGCATTGCTGGGTGCCCGAAAGGAAAATGCGATTGCTGGTATGAAAAAGAAACAATAAACGGCGCCGGGCTTATGGATTTCTTTAAGAAGCCGAAGAAAGACTTTTCTAATTCTTCCAAGGGAACAATAAAGAAGTTTGGTGATTTACCTATAGTTGGATTGGAGGTCGTAAGAACCCCGATTCTAAAAGTGCTTGATAGAATTATAAACTTGATTTCTTTTGGAAAATTTAATAAACTTAAAGAAAAATACGGCTTCGATGATTTATTCCACCTTCAATTAGTGGCCAAAGTAAATATGAACGGACATTTCAAGAATGTTGTATTGGAGAAAAACGAAGTTATTAATGTAAGCACCAATGTAGCCACGAAAAATACAAGTCAAATGATTTCAGTTCCAGTAAATAGACCAATAACAATAAATGAGTTATTAAATAATGCTAGGCAAAAAGTCGGTGATGCAAAATTTTTCCTCTATGATGCTTTCCAAAACAATTGCCAATGGTTTATTAAGTATTTGCTTAATAGTAGTGGTTTATCTAATAATTCTATTGATTCGTTTATCATGCAAGATGTATCCAAGATTGCTGAAGGATTGCCTAGTCATGTTAAAAAGATGATGGGGCTTACAACAGACCTAGGGGCTAGAGTGAGTCAAGCTATTGGGGCTGGCCGGTCAACTGATGAATACTGGAACAACCAAACCAAGAATGATGAATTCTGGTCCAAAAACGAACAAATAAGAAAACGATTAAATGCTAAAACAAACTATGATAATAGGGGCTATGTTGCAGAACAACAAGCCAAGCGGCGGGAAGTTGCTAATTATTGGAACACGTTTTATGCATTTCTAGCTCAACAAGGATTTAATAAAGATACTGAAGATTACAAATCATTTATTGAAAGGCACGAACAAGAAACTGGTTTTTTCCCGCTTCCTGTTCCTGGAAAAATTAATGAATGGCGGTGGGTTCAGACGCGGGATACACCGATTACTGTTGCAGACTTGGGAATATTTGGAAAAGTGCTTAATACCGTTGGTATGGGTTCAGTTGCACAATCTTTATTGAACATTCATAATAATACAGTGAAAATGTTTAATAATCCTTCAGTATCAAATGCACTAGATATTGGAAAATCCGCTATTGACTCAGTGAAAGGCAGTATCGAAGTTTACAAGGACGGACCAAAAGGGCTTGCTAAAACCGCGGCCAAGAATATTGCTACTGGTGCACTTGGGGCTGGTGCAAAATATAGATATAATCCTAAATTATTATTAAAATATAATGAATTAACATAATTTTATAAATATAGAATATATATGTTAAATTTGATTGCAAATTTAATATTTGTTGCTAAATTTTATTCACTTTATACGCGACTAAAAAGCTATTATGAATAATTTATAAAAATCAATGTATAGCTATACATTGATTTTTATATAATATTAAAAAGTTAAATAGGCACCAATTTGCAAATAACTAAATCTGAAGATAGTTCATATTCCTTCATATATTTTTTAATTAGTTTTTTATAATTATTCGGGTTGTTTTTAATTTCATACTGGTTAAATTGTATTCGTGAAACAACCCAACGCCCGCAAGTCTGTATTGAAGGGTCGGGGCTTTGATACTTTACTTCATTGAAAGATACTTTGAATCCATCATCAATAGCTTTGTTTAGCAAATATGATAAATAAGGGATATTCTGCCCTAATGTTTTACGAAGATATTTTGGCGCCCATAATAAATTTTTATCGGGTCTAGTTCCATAGCTGCAAAAATACATTATTCTATCATTACTACGCATAAGCGCCGTCCAGTGGCCTTGGCTAGGTCCATCTACTGCAACAAACAATACAATCGCGCTACGGGCATTCGGTAATAAATGTTCTATAGTTTCGTATTGGTCTAATTCTTCATATCTAACAATTGGAACATCTGGAAGTAGCTTCCGGATTTGGTCATCTGATAAGGGTATATATAACTTGTCGTATAAATCTTTCATTTTCTAATATAAATTATTATATTATATTTTATATTTTCATTATAATATTAGATTTAATCCTTTTCTAGGTCTGAAAGAAAAATGATATCTTTTTCTGCAAAAACTATTTGCGGATATCCGCGTGTAATAGTAATCCATCTACTGTTTAATTCGTGAAGTTTTTTGATTTGCTTTTCTTCCATTCCTAAATAGTTTTTTAATAAATGTTTAACTGGCATTCCACTCTTCATGAAAAAGGTTATGGAGTGCGCCTCCGAAAGAATCGATTTAGTTTCATTTCCTTTGCAAGCTAAATGACTTGTTAATATTAGTGTTGTATTTGTATGTCTTCCTGTTTCGAGAATCTGAACCTTCAAATCGTATAATGCAGTCTTCAAATCTTTTTCCCGTAAAGCATCTATATCATCCATAATTACTGCACTATTATGAAAATCGTTAACATCGAATGGGTCTGAAATTAACCGGTCATCAATCATTACCCGCTTTATTTCTACACCTTCTAAACTTTTATCTGAATCTAGTTTTGAAAACATATAAATTGCATTTTGCGGGAAACTTTTTTTATAGTTTAAAAGATACATCTTCGTATAAAAACTCTTACCACTACCAGACGGGCCGGCGATATATAATATATCCCGCTCTTTCTTGGTATCCGGGCATGGTTCAAACTTTGCATCAGAATTTAATTTTAATGAATAAAAGTTCCTATACAGTAATTCGTCATTATCATTGTCGTTTGTTTCACTTACACTAACAATTTTGCCATCATACTTTCCTCCAGTAATCTTGCAAATTGGCCGGCCAATTTTATTCAAATTAAACATCATATTCGCCATATATAATTATAATATATAATTAATAATTAATTTATATATTATAAATTTATAAGTCTAAATGGTGTTTTTCAATCAATTTTTTAGTTAATTCTTGTGCTTTTTCAAACAGTATATCTTTCAATTTCATAATTGCTTTCAAAAGGGGTTTGGCCGTGTGTTTATTTGCGGCCTTCTCAAAGTGATTTATGAAACGTTTTTCCAGACTGTATTTTCCTTTCAAATGTTCTAAGCTTGTTTTTACTTTATTAACGATTTCTCGTTTAGGATATTTTGAAAGCACTTCTTCGCAGTTTTCAACATAACTCTTGATTTGGTAGTATTGACCGGCTTTGCTATTAATTATATCTAATAATTTATTACATAAATCTTCTTTTTGTTCAATTTTAGCTATACTATAGGCCCGTTTCAAAGACTTATATAAATTGCCTTGATTAATATATTTTTGCATATCTTCTTTCAAAGACTGTATAACATCGTCCGGTGATTCCGTAAGTAATTCGCCATTATTAATAAATTGAAACATATTAGAATATGGTTGGAAATACTTTCCATCAAAAAATAAAATATCTAATTTAATAACTGATTTATGATTAAAAATTTCATCAAATCTGTATAGTTCACCATTAAATAATGTTGTATATTCATGTTTAATATCTGTTGGACTCCATCTGACTTTATAAAGATTTGAACAAAAATATAATAATTCATCATTTTTTAGATTTTCGATTGTATCTAAAATATCTTCTGTAATTAGCTTTTCTTCAAGTTTTTTCTTGTAAAAGCCTTGGCGTTTTTTAGTGTTCAAAATATCTTCATCTGATATGTATAATGCTTGATAAGTCCCGGCTTTAAAATCCATAAAATATACATTTTTATTTCTCTTCATTTTACCTAAAATCATTAATAACATTTTATGCAGTTCTGATATCAAATCTGGTTTAGATTCTTTAGTAATTATTGTTTCGTAAAGGTCGGTATCATTCTTATATTTAACTTCTGAATCTGCTTGACTTCCAACTATAATTGGATTATTTTTTGTATAAGATATCAAATGCACGATATTTTTTTGCATACTATATTATATATTTATAATTATTTTAAAATTTATATTAAAATTTATTCAAATTTTTATCTCCGGCGTGCTCTTTCTTCCCTATCTTTCCTATCCTGTTCGGCCTGTGCTTGTCGTAAATATTCGTCTCGCTCTGCAATGGCTTGGCGCTCTCTGATTGTGAAATTCTCTGGTAAGTTTAGTTCCGTTAAATCTGACCCTCTAGGCAGGACTCGTGCTGCTGGTGGTTCGGCTCGCGCTGTTGCACGTGGTGCGGCTGCTGGTGCTTTTCTTCCAGGTGGCGTCTTTACAAGCTCATCGTCTGGTTTAGGTTTTGAACTTGGTTTCTTTTTAGCCTCATCAATATCCTTCTTGTAGTATTTCTTATATATACTAACATATGTATCTGCTTTTTTGGGGTCCATAGGGTCGCGGCGAGTTGGGAATTTCTCCTCAAAAATACTTTTCATGGTGCTTGCATCGGCCAATGGAATTAAACTCCTCTCTAAATTTTCAGGGGCCAACACTCTTAAATTGAAGTCTGTATAAAGCTTACCTTTATCAAACATGAAATCCGCTTGCCGTAGGTTAGCAACCTTTTTCTCTGTTTCTTTTGTATCATTATTGTATCTCCGAATATAATTGGACATCATATTAAACACTAATTGATTGTAATCTTTCTTATTCAAGGATTGGCCGATTCGAATCCTATTCATTGCGTGGGCCGTTTGCAGTAGATAATCAGAGCTTCCCGGGTCTACATCATATTCTGTGGACTCAAAATAGAAATCGGAAGCGGTCCGGGGTGATTCCGCCTTTGTTTCTGTATCAGGGGCTGGCTTCGCACTTGCTGCTGGTTTTGCTGGGGTTGCTGCTGGTGCTGGTTCGTCTCTAGGTAGTTCCGCTGAGTCTCCTTCTGCTGCAAGCTCTGGCCCAATTAATGGACTTCCGACTGCGAATTCGTCTAAAGACATTGCCGGACTGAAAGGCTCTGCTCTAATTGGTGGTGTTCTTGGTGTGGCTGGTGCGGCACGCGGTTCAACATGAGTGACTGTAGGTTCCGCTACTGCTTCTCTATCCCTTGAAGGAGTGGCAAATTCTTTTAATCTGCGCCCTAAACTTACAAGTCCTCTCCTTGCTCGTTCAGTTCTGGTCAGTTCTGGTTCACCGGTGTGCTCTGTATCAATTCTTGCTGCTTCTGGTGCGGCTGGTGGTATATATGCACGCGCGGCAAGCAGGGCGCGCTCTTCCTCGCGTGCTGCGGCATCATCACGCTCCATGGCTGCTTCTTCTTCCGCCACTCGGGCTCTCTCTGCGGCTACTCTGGCGCGCTCTGCATCCCGTTCACGCTCTATTTCCGCCGCTCTTTCCCTTGCTTGTGCTATTAATAACTCTCCTTCAGGGTCTGCTTCTTCTTTTGCTTCTTCTTCTCCATCATCTGCTGCTGCTTCTCCGTCCACTTCCTTAGGTAAGACTTCAAGTTGTGATTGGTTCATAAATTCCAATTGTTCATTACTTGTATTGGCCAAATATTGCGTTGTATCTTTATCTTCTAACATATGTCTTAAAACTTCTAAAATATTAGAAACAACACTTCTCATATAGTCTGTATTGAATGAATTATTCGGTTCATAGGAATTATACGCAAATCTTTCTCCATTCATCCATCCAAGTAAACGCTGTGAAACTCTTTCGAATAATTGTGTTAAATGAATCACCTTTGAATGAAATTCCCGGTTAAATTCTGCATCCAGTCTAATTCCTTTTAAATGTTCATTATACATGAAAGATAAGTCATTGAATAGTTTAAATATTTGAGTGAATTTCGCGGCGTTTGTATCTCCGACGAATACTTGCTGGACTTCTCTTATAAGTGCATTGCAATTCTTGATTAATTGTTGTTTTACGTTAATATCCATTTTATAACCCATAAATCCTTCTGGTTTTTCTTGGAATCCTTCTTGTTGTGCAATTACACTTTCAAGCGTCATACGGAACTCTTGTTCTGCTATTCTTTGGTCATAATCCCTAGGCTGGCCACCACTGCTAGCTAAAATGGGCTGATATGTTGGTCTCATAAGTTTATTAGAAAAAGTTTTTGCACGGTTTAATTCCATTATCCGCGGGTCCCGTCTATCCCGTGATTGTTGTAAGCGTAAATTGTGTGAATTTTGGATTCTCCATAAATCGTTAATAGACGTCATTATATATATTAATATTTAATATATTTTTAAATAATAATATATTTTATTCCTAATATTTCACTCCATTATCTTTTATATACTTGCTAGCGGCAATCATTGATAATCCTTTGGATTTCATAATTTCTTTGACTTTCAATGCACGTCTGGTCATTGGTTTAACATTTGAAACTTCCTTTTTCGGTGATTCTGTTTTTGCCCTTACTGGTGATACTGATTTTTCTTTCTTGCCCTTTCTGCCTCGGGGTTTTACTGCGGCAACTAATATTGAACCTTCTATTATTTCTGGTTCATGTTTTGCACCGCCTTTCTTTTTTAATCCGCTAAAATCGTTCAAATCTTGTTGGAGTAGTTCTTCGTTTACATCGCGTCCGGCCCCTAATGCACGTTTTAAATCCGTTCTTTCAAGGTCCGCCATTTCTCCTTCAACATCCATGGCGCCGCCTTTGAAGTTATCCAATTGTGATTGGTAAATCATCCCTAAATTATTAGCATTAATTCCTTTCTTAGGCCGGCCTCTTCCGCGGACGACACGTTCCATTTCCATATTTGGTTTGCCACTGCCTACTACTGGAATTTGCTTTAAGTATTCTTTCTCATATCCAGTTATCTTTGTTAGTGTATTGTGGGTGGGGGGTGGTTGCTCATTAACTGCATACATCCCTTCTTTTTTTTCATTATTTATGTTTTCTTGGTCTAATTTTCGCGCTTGCTTTGCAATCTTTCTATGATATGCAGAGTCAATCATTATTTATTGTATAATATAATATAATAATAGATTTTAATATATTATTATATTATTTAATTAAATTATTGTTTGTCTAATACAACCGTCCTCTTAACTTGCCACCGGCCGATTGACCGCCGGCAGAGTATCCAGAACCATGCGCCGCCATGGCCGCTTTAGCCGCAGGAACTGCATATTTTGCGGCCTTGCTCATACCACTTTTCAATGAAGACCACCAACCACCGCCCCAAGTGCGTTGGTATGCACCTTGGTTTACAACTGGTTTTTCGGCCGCATCTAAGCAGTCTTGCTTGGTTAATAATCCAGTGTATGAACTCGTGCTACCTAAGCTCGTAACAATCATTCCAGAGTAAATGAAGATACAGCCCATTTGGTATTGTGCATCCGCGTCATCGGAATCAATACCAGTTGTATTCTTAAAGCTAATGACCGCTTGGAAACTGAATTGCCCTATCGATCCAGGGGCGTAGTATTCATTAGGAATAGGAATATCATGCCCAAATCGCAGACCAATTATGGCACCAGCCGTCGGGACGTTTAGGAAACCAGCAGAGGCCGTTAAGGTAGCTTCATTTGGCCCAGCCGACCCATCCGGATTCAGAGGTGCCGTATCAGCAGGAACACACATATTTACAGACCCATTCCATTCATTCCAAGTCATATTTACTCCCGCAGCCCGGCTCATTTCGTAAAGTTGTTCAGGGGTGGCATTTGCAAGGATTCCGGGAACGTTGTTAAATTGAATATTTACAATGCCATTTTTAGCCGTAGTATCAATACCGAAGTAGCAATCCGCATCAGTTGCAGTCTTATTCATTTTACGCGCAAATATTAATACTTTATCTGGAATTGAAGCTAATTGTATCGTATTGCACGTGGCTTGGACTGTTCCTCCGGAAACAGTAGCGGAAACGTTTGATAAAAAGCATTGGGTGGACAAGTAAGGAACAATGTTGCGTGCAGGGAGTTTAAGTGAAGGAGGAGGCGTTAAGAATTGGAATTCCAGATATGCATATGATTTATCAATAGAATTGATAGTTACTTTAGGTAAGACTTGACCAGCTGGAGAACGGAGTGTTCCTCGAAGTGCTCGGATAGCATCAGAACGGAACTGAAAATTAAAGTTCATATTTTGAACACCATATAATGCACCAGCATTGCTTGATTTCAATACAGATAACAAGAATGGCGACATGATTAATGGTTCCACAATATCAACTGTTGCAAGGACATTTACAACTCCAGCTGCACCAGCAGCAGTTATGTTATTCGCAAGGGTAATTGGAAACGCTCCCCGACATTTAATATCACCATCACCGCCAATACCACCGGCACCCCTAAATGGACTATCCAAGACGTATTGAAATAATGGTTGCGCAGTAGCATTCGTCGCATATGCCGCAACGGAATTATAGTTTGCGTAATAATCCAGTTGGCATGGAGTATAGTTATTATACTCGGCCAATACGTCTTTATCTAAGCACCTTAATACTTCGTTAAGTTGGTCTTTGTAATTAAAGGTAAACGTTTGATTGTTTATAGTGACGCTACCAACATTGCATAACTGTTGGAAGGCAAAGGGCGCTAGACAAAGGGTATTGGGAAGAATTGAAACAGCACCACCAGTAGGAGTGTAAATTGCTAATTGAAATTGTATTCTTGCACGAATAAGAACTTTACGACTAATTAACGTGCTCAATGAAGGCACAACGACATCAAAACTGCATCCAGCAGTTGTTGCACTGCTAGCTTGTTGCAATTGGCTCGTAATTTGGGCGCCGCTACGCTCCACGCCGTATAAAATACTATCTTGAACACATAAACGGGGGTCTAGCACATTTACAGTGTCAAAAAGCTTCTTTGAACCGCCACCATCGGGCGCAGGTAAATCTTCTAAACTCATAGCTCTATATATTTATAATAATATAAATAATTTATAACTCTTAATTTTCTAAAATTAAAATTTTAAGAGTTATAAATTATACGCCTAAATATTTTTTTCTGAAAAGAAGTTTGAAATCACAGTGGCTATTTGAACCAATCATAAATTGGTGCAAGTTTCCATAAATATCCCGCCAATACACGGCTAAATCAATTGTATTCAAACCACTATTTCCATTCATTGGAATAAGCCTATATAAGAAAGGTGAATAATTAATCGAAGGTAAAAATTCTTTCCCGTTTTCAAGTGCTATTTCAAAATCTGATAAAATATTAACATTGATATTTGATATATTATTATTTAAAGTTGTATTACTACCAAATATTTGTGGCGCCGCTTGAATTGTTGGAACGATTGGAAGATTAGAACTCGTGACAACTATTGATTGAACACAATTCCAGGTGCTCGTACACGGGTAGGATTGATACATCTGAATTGCGGAATAACTATCGCTAATTTCTAATACATTTGTATTAAATTGATTACTTATTGAAAACTTGTAATTACACCCGTTCGGATCTGCATAAGAATCAATTTCAAAATCAAATCCGCTTAATAAGTTCTTCATTGGTGTATTGCAAAATATAAAACAAGGATTATCTAAACTTTCATCAAAAAATAGTTTATCTGCATTTAATACAAGTTCTGAAGACGCCGGGTCATACATAAAGAATGGAACATTTGCTGGCGTGATTGAGGCATCGCCCGCTGCAAGTGCGTTCTGGAAGCCTTCAAATGCTTGGCCTAAAGTTATGTTCAACAAATCTACCCACCACTGATAATTATAAATATAATAATATGTTCCGCTCATATCTTGTTGCGCGATTGGAAACCGGGGTAGGGGCGCGGTCTTATCTTGAGGTATAAATTCAACGTATTTCTGATAAACTATATTCTGATATTTAAATGTAAATGAATATACAGTTAAATTAGGGTCGTTCTGGCCGGTCTGTATTAAAGGAAGCATAAGCGGCAGGGCACTTTGCGTATCAATATGAAACCTTACCACTGCTAAATAATATTCGCTACAATCTTGAATAATAGGTTTATCGCGCGTCTCACGATAAGTAAGGTGCACTGGTCCCCTATTTTGGTTGTTATTAATAACGTTAATATCCAAATAAACATGGTCCGGGTCTCCGCCGTTTGTTAATAAGTCGTGTTTTACGACTTGTTGCAAATATCTTTGACTCATTATATTATAATTAAATATTATATTATACATTTAATATTTAAAAATAATATATATATTCTAGATTTAGAGTCTTTTTTGTTATTCTTGTATTTG